TTAAGAAAGCACTGCAGACAGACCTTGATATTATAGCAAGCAGTGGTGCCTCTGTATTTACTGGTGACGAAGTTGGTGAAGTCCTAGGTAGATTCGAAAGAGGCGGGATCTATAGTCGTCTACAAGAGTTAGACCAAACTCGTATTGCATTCATGACATCGCAAGTAGGTACTACGGTAGCTAACGTTGCCACTGGTAGTTATAACGTCTTGGTGGACATGTCTGATTCCTTCTGGAAAGATGTCTTAGATTCCACCGTAGGTACTAAGATGCCAGACGGTACTGTTCAAAGGCAGTGGACTAATAGAACTTTATCGGTTCTTAAAGGTTTCACAGTAAATAGAAAAGAGTCAGAGATACTTGGGTCTATGCTCCTTGAGGATGCACCTGTGAAGTTCACTGAGCTATTCTACGAGACACAACGTGCTGGTGACCTAACCAAATCAAGTAGTCTTTTAAATAGGTCTGCTAGGTTTGTGAACACCTTGAACATGGCTACTGACGCAGTGTTTAAGCAAGGTGCATTCTATGGTGCATTTGATAGACGACTGAGAGAACTTAACAACCCTGCTCTAGGGACAACCTTTGGTGAGTACCTACAGAAACACACTGACCTTGAAGCAGCTAGACAGGCTGGTGTTGTGGACTATGCAACTGACTACGCCAAACGCTTTACCTTCCAGCGTGATTACAAAGGGGATAAATCTCTCTTTGGACAGGTAGCTCAAGAAACACAAAAGTTTCACCGTAAGCTTCCGTTCGTAGTCTCCGAAGGTCTAGGTATTCCTTTTCCTAGGTATGTGGCCAACCACTTAGAATACGTAAATGATTACACACCTATCGGTGTACTGACTGGTGGTTTAGATCAGCTTGAAAAAATGCTTTATAAGCAAGATGAAAAGGCTATCACTTTTGTAGGGGATCAGTTTAAGACTGGTAAAGATCGTATCGCTAGGCAGATGACTGGTGCCATGCTTACAATGGGTGGTGTCTGGGCAGCCGCTGAGAAGAATGGTGAAATAGACTACGATAAGATTGGTACATCTACTGGTGCAGAAGTAGACGTAGGACGTACAGCTGGTCCTTGGGCTGCAAACCTATTGATTGGAGACCTTATCTGGCGGTCAGGTATACTTGGTAACAAACCACTTCCTATTAATGCTGAGTCATTCAAAGGTAATGTAGGTAAAGTGCTTGCAGGTATGGGTGACCTAGGTTTTGAGGGTGGTCTAGTAAAAGATCTTATAAACGCTATTGAGACTGGTGAGTTCTCTGAGGCAGCTTACAAACGTTTAGGTAATATTGTATCTACGTTTACTTATCCAGCTACTATTGCAAGGGATGTTGCTGGTCAGTTGTCTGAACCTAGCAGAGGAACCCCTTATGTCAGAGATGTGAGAGGATCTGAAACAACTGGTGATAGAAACTTCTTAGAGGAGATAGCTGGGCAAGGTGTCTTTAGAAACCAAGCTCTTCGTTTCCTGATGGACTCACAGAGTATAGGTGTTGCCCAGACTAAGAGAGGGACTAACCAAGACCTGAAGTTGTACTCTCCGTTTAATCCTACACCTGTTGGGGGATACAACCCTATCACAAAACAGTTCGGTTTTACTGAGGAGCCACCAAGCACTGAGCTACAAAAAGAAATGAATGTACTTGGTTTAGAGGAATATAAACTCTATGGTAACAACAAGACACCTAATGCTTCTGTTGACTATGCTGTAAGGAAACTACTAGCTAGAGGTCTGGATGGTCGTCCCTCTATGTCTCAAGCGTTTAAAGATTGGAAGAAAACATATACTCTAAGCACAGAAAACGAATTTGCTGGCAGAACCTACGATGAGCTAGGGGATAACTACGACTTAAAGAAGATTGCTTTAGAAGAGTTTGTTAACAATAGGGTAAAAGAAGCGCAGGCTTATATGACTGACGCTTTTGATCAGATGCTTGAGACAGATGCTGGTAGGCGTAAGGCTTCTGGATATGTTCGTAACATGTATGTTCTCAAGGAAGCACGTCTTAAGTCAAGCAAGGGTAGAGACTTTGATGACCTTGTAAAGATCATGACCAGAGGTGAGGGAGACTATAAGACTGCAAGAGACTACATACTAGACTCATCCAGTGTAGAGGAAGAACTCGCTAGACGTACTCGGATTATGCAGTATGCTGATGAGAACACTAACTTCTCTACAGATATTTACCCAGAGCAAAGACTCTCTAAATAAAAAGAACCCCCAGTGATCTGCTGGGGGTTTAGTCTGTAAGGTTTATTTAGTCTTTTTAACTTCAAGCATCCTGTCTCGATACTTGAAGGCTTCGTCTACAATCTCGTCAGACCGTAGGAACTTACCAGATGCAATCAAACCAGACAGAGCGCATCCAGCAAAGTAATCCCCAATCTGGACTTCACCAGGGGGAGTTACCTCTTTATCTTTCTTTAGGAACTCTTGGGCTTCTTGCTCAAGGGTTTTCTTTTTTGGTGGCCTACCTCTTGGTCTTTTAGGCTTCTGCTCCATAGGCACCTCACTTCTTAGATTGTTGTTGGATCAAGGCTTGCAGATACCAGTTAGCTTTCTTTAAGTCTTCTAGTCCATTTTTATAACGCCAACGGTGTTGGTACTTAGCGATGTTACCTCTTAGGTATCCAATGTATTCCTCATCAGTTAAGAAGTCTTTGATATACTCAATACATTCAATCCTTCCTTGTCCATAGTGAGGAGGGCTATTGACATTGTCATTGGCTGCAGTCTTCATACCTAGTTCCTTTCTACCGAGTTGTTCTAGTAGGTTTCCTACATCCTCGTAACACTCTCCACATACACCATCATCATCAAGAAGGCTACCACAAACACTACACTTCATAGACCCTCCTTCATAAACACTTTAACCCACTCAGCACAGATACCACTGCGAACAATATCCTCTACACCAAACTCGACAATAGGAATATCTAGCATGTGCTTCTTAGCTAAGTGAATAACTTTAGACAGACCATCAGCTTCCTTTAGGTCAGACTGTTGGACATCACCGTTAAGAACAATTTTACTACCATCGCCTACCCTTGTCAATAACATCTTTAACTCATGGGTTGTAATGTTCTGAGTCTCATCAACGATAATGAAAGCATTCTCAAAGCTACGTCCCCGCATAAGTGCAAGAGGTGCCATCTCGATGTTACCGTTCTTGATGGCTGTCTCTACCACACCTTTACCTAAGTGTTTAGTGAGAACATCTAGAACAGGTAAAGCCCAAGGGTAAGTCTTTTCCTCCAGTGTGCCTGGCAGATACCCGATGTCTTTACCAACAGCGATATGTGGTCTAGTGATCACGATCTTGTCGATCTCTTTTAGAGTGTATAAGTCAGACGCAAAGGTAGCTGTCACGTATGTCTTACCTGTACCTGCTGGACCTAAGATGAACACTTGGTCATGTGTCTTCATGTAGTCCCACAGGTCACGCTGATTGTTTGTACGTGGGGTAAAACCTGATGTAGGTTTGTTATCTGCACCTTTGTATTTAGTTACTCTGCGTGTACGAGATTGCTTCTTTGGTGGTTCAAAGGTATCAGCTTTCATGGTTCTCTAGGTGCTCCTTAAGCTCTGTGTATCCACCAATATGGTTTCCTTGTGGATCAAACACTTGTGGTACTGTAGTGTAACCTGCTTGTTTGATTAAAGTCAACAGCCACTTACTGCTAGGCTCCTGTACATTATATGTGACAAACGAAAAGCCCTTACCTTTCAGAAGAGCTTTAGCTGTATCACAGAAGTTGCATTGGTTTCTGGTAATGATTACCCACATTCTTAGCCTTGACCTCTGCTGTGTTTAAATGAACGCTTCTTAGACTTATTCATACTAGACATCTTGATGCTACGCTTAGTCTGACCCTGTGCTGTCTTCTTGTGTTTTGCCTCTGGGCCAATAGCTGATCCAATCCCTGTTTTAACTTTGGACATCTTGTCTCCATTTTAATTCGTGTAAGAGTTTCTGCTGTTCGTACTCAGACATTACCATCCAATTACGTATCTCGTCAAGTGTTCGCTTACACCCTGCGCAGTACCCGTTCTCTATTCTACAGGTCTTTACGCAGGGTGATGGAACAGACCCTACGTTAGGTCTACGATTTCGCATGAGTCACCAGAGCAAGCTAGTGT